GGTTGGAGCGAGGTCGGCGGCGCCAACGCCCCGACCTACACCGGCAACCGCAAGGCCGTCACGATGGGCGCCGCCTCGAGCCAGTCGAGCGTGAGCCCGCAGCAGACCTATGCCATCACCAGCACCGGCACGGTGGCTGGCCTGTTCATGAACAATGGCGGTAGCTCGACGAAGGACGACACGACCGGCGTGCTGGTGTCCGTGGTCAACTTCACCGGCGGCGACGAGGCGGTGAACAACGGCGATTCGCTGCTGGTGACCTACACCTTCAACGGGTAAGGCGCTCCCGTGTCCCATATCAACGAACCCCGTGTCCTGGAGACATCGACAACCACGGGCACGGGGGCGTTGACGCTTGCCGGTGCGATTACCGGCTTCCGAGCCTTCTCCTCGGTGATGTCATCACCGAGCGACACCTGCCTCTACTACATCGAGGCGGTCGACGGTGACGGCGTGCCTACTGGCGACTGGGAGTGCGGCCTTGGGACTTACTCCGGCGCCAGCACGCTGACGCGGACGACGGTCGTGCGCTCCAGTAACTCCGGGTCGGCGGTGAGCTTTGCCGCTGGAACCAAGCGCGTCGGCATCACGCTGCTGGGCGATGAGGTTCACACTGCCGCACCAAGCTCAAACCAGAACGACTACGACGCGGGATCGCTGGCCGACCTGATCCGTGCCAGTTCGCTGCGCCTGGAGATCACGGCGACCCTGAAGCTCACCGGCCTGGCCGCAACCTACGACGGCCACGAGGTCGTCATCGCCAACAGCAGCACCGACTACCTGCTGTGGCTGGAAAACCAGAACACCAGCAGCAGCGCGGCCAATCGGTTCGATCTGCCCAATGGGTTCCCGTTCTTCCTGATGCCGGGCGACCGCATCACGCTGCGCTACTCGAGCATCAGCTCGCGGTGGCAGGCGGTGTCGGCCAGTTCGAACATTAGTCAGATGGGGCTGACGGAGTTCACGGACTTCGCGGGGGGCACCACCGGCCCATTCACGTCGACGGTCAGCGGCACGGGTGCGTCGACGCAGGCCAGCGCCTACTTGATCGACACGACCGAGCGCCCGATGGGCGCAGTTCAGATCGACACCGGGACAACGGCCACGGGGCGGGCGACCATCGGCAGCGCCGCGACGGCCAACATCATCCCGACCCTAGGCGCGGCGCTTTCCGTAGCCCGGCTGGCCGTCGAGGCAGCGGTCGATGCGACCAACACGTACACGGTCAATTCGGGCTTCATCGATTCAGCTGGCGGCACCCGCACGGATGGGGTGTGCTGGGAGTACCGCTGGGACGGCGCGGCCGTCGAATGGTCGCAGACGCGATTCGCTGGCGCTGCAGCGACCCGCACGAACACGGGCAGTCCGGCTGGTTCGCTGACCTACATCTGGCTGGTCATATTCATCAATCCCGGCTGGACCCGTGCTGACTTCATCTACTCCACCGACTCGGTGAGTTTCACGGTGGCCAGCAGCCCGACCACCGGGTTCCCAAGCAACACCCAGGACACGGCCTGGGCTGCGGCCAGCATGATCAAGTCGGTCGGGACGACGCAGCGCAACTGCTCAATCGACCTGGCCGGCAATCGCGTGGATTACGTTCGCGGGTAAGGTATGGCAGAGCGTGCCGTCCCTGGTCTAGGCGGCGGCCCTCTCGCCTCGGGGCCGATCGGTGCCGTCGTGTCCGGCTTCGCCGGCGGCGCGCTGACCGCGGCTGCAGCCGACACGATCACGTTCAGCGACAGCGCGGTCGGCATCACCGAGCGCCTGGCGACAGCCTCCGACACGCTCTCGTTCACTGACAGCGCCGTCGCCTCGGTTCCTGGAACCACCCCCGAGTACGACAGCGGCGGCGCGATCGGCGCCGGCGAGGATCCGACCAGCGCCGAAGCCACCGGCCTGACGGCATCCGGCTCCGACACGTGGATGGTCGGCGCGTCGATCACCGGCATGGTGTTCGGCAACGTCGGCGACACCACGGCGTTCAAGTTCGGCGGCAGCTCGGGCACCGACCTAACCCAGCGCGGCACCGACCAGACTCTTGCGTCGAACGCCAACGGCACAGTTTGGGACCGCGCGCCGGGCCCGTCGGGATCGACGTCGGCCTATGCCTCTTTCAGCGGCTCCCCGCAGACAGCCGCCATCGCCGCGGCCTTCTACACCGGCGTCGACCAGACGACCCCGGTTGCCGGGACCGCCGACAACTCCGGCGATGTCGACGCCGTCTCGTCAACGACCGCGTCGGTCACGATCACGGGCTGCAGCCCTGGCGAGCGCGTGGTCGCGGCGTTTTTCGTTTACACGCCGAATGCGACATCCCTTGCGGCGGCGACCGAGATCACGGGCTCGGATCTGCGGCAGTCGGTCGTTGACGCCGGGTTCCCATTCCTCGGTGTCGCTATCGCCGACACGGTGGCCAGCGGGTCGTCGGCGACCGTCGAGGTTCAGCTCAACAGCACCGGCGGGGCAATCCACTTCTATTGGGCCGCGCGCGCCCTGCGCCTGACTGGCGCATCCGCCGGCGGCATCACCGCCGAGGCCAGCGACTCGCTCTCCCTGTCCGACAGCGCGACGGCCGTCACGACGGCCGTCGCCTCGGCATCCGACACCAACACGCCCAGCGACTCGGCCGTCTCCACGACCGAGCGCCTGGCGGTCGCGTCCGACACCGCTACGCCGTCGGACTCTGCCGCGGCCGTGGTGTCCCTGGCGGCCGCCGCCAGCGACAGCCTCTCCCTGACCGACTCGGCCGCAGCCATCCTGGCGTTCACGGCTGATGCAGCCGATACCCTGACGGTCTCCGACAGCGCGGTGTCGACGCGCGACGCGGTCGCGGCGGCGAGCGACACGCTGACCCTGACGGACTCGGCCGTTTCGACCACCGAGCGCCTGGCGGCGGCCAGCGACACCCTGACGGTCAGCGATAGCGCCGTCTCGATCACGGAGCGCCCGGCCACCGCGAGCGACAGCGTCACCTTCACCGACAGCGGCGAGACCGGCATCGAGCTGACGGCCGACGCGGCCGACACGCTGACGGTCTCGGACTCGGCCACCGCGTCGAACGCCCTGGCGGCCGAGGCCAGCGACACCCTGACGGTCAGCGACTCCGGCGTGGCCGATCGCCAGGTTGTCGCGGCGGCCGCCGACACGTTCACCACCAGCGACAGCGCCACCGCCCTGCAGCAGGCGGTGGCCAGCGCCGCCGACACGCTCACCCTGACCGACTCGGCCGTCGCCCTGGTGACCGCGATCGCCACCGCGGCCGACAGCCTGGCCCTGACCGACAGCGCCGATAGCGTCACCATCCGCACCGCGGTCGCGTCCGACACGGTGGCCTTCACCGACTCGGCCACCGCCTCGCGCACCGAGATCGTGGTGGTGGGCGCCGACACGGTGGCCTTCACGGACAGCGCGACCGCGACGACTGTCGGGCCGACCCCGCCGACGCCTGGCGGCCTGCCGCTGCCCGCGAAGCTGCTGGGCAACGCTCCGCGCAAGCGCCCCAATGTCGAGTTCAAGCCGGTCAAGCGCCGCAAGGACGAGGAGGAGCTCGAGCCGGTAGCCGAAGCGCCCACGCCGGCGCCCGCGCTGGATCCGCTGCCGGCGCCGGTCGAGCTCGAGCTCCCGCCTGCGCCGCCGCCGGCCCTGGGCGGCCTGGGCCTGGCGCCGGCGCCGATCGAGCCTGCCGCGCTGCTCGACCAGGCCCTGCCGGCGGTGGCCGACCTGGTGCTAGGCATCCTGGCCCTGCCGCCGGCGCCGCCCGAGGAGCCAGAGCCCGAGCTGGTGGAGCCCGAGCTGCCCGGGCCGAAGCCGGCCGACCTGGCCAGGCAGCGCCGCGCCGAGCGCCAGGCGCAGCAGCGCCAGGCCGACCAGCTGGCCGCCGAGCTGCAGCGCGCAGCCGATGCGCTGGAGAGCGCCGAGGCCAGCCGCAAGGCCGCCGAGGCCGACGCCCGGGTCAAGGAACAGCGCGAGAAACAGCGCCGGGAGAACATGCGCCGGGCGCAGCTGCTGGTGCTGCTGCTGGCCGAGACCGCCGACGACGATTGACGGTAGCGGTCACTCGCGCATAATCGCGCCCGTGTCCTTGAACGCCAACGACCTCCGCGAACTCACCGTCCTGGGACGGATGCCGGAAGGAAATGCGTTGGTGGCGATCTTGGAGCGCCGATCTGCCGAGAAGATGGCCATGCTGCTGAACGCCTCGGGCGACCAGCTGGTGCGTCTCCAGGGCGAGGTCCGCGCCTTGCAAGAGCTGCTCAAGGACATCACAGAGGCCCGGCAGCGCCTCGCTCGCGTGAGCTGATCTAGCCCCGCCCCGAGGCCCTGGCCGGCCGACTGGCACCTGGAACCCAGCGCACGCTCGACGGGAGCGCCAGCTCGCCAGCTGGCACCCAACCCCGACGAAGCCCGGACGCCCGACAGCGACGTGACCGGATCGTGGAGCAAACCATGCCAGCAGCCATGCCCGAATCCCCGACGACCAGGCTTCCCCGCGCCATCGTGCGGCAATCCGAGAGGATCCGCCAGATGGTCGACGATCGGAACCGGCCGCCGACTCCGGCCGACCCGCCGGCGCCCCGCGCAGCATCGCCAGCTGCACCAGGCGCCCCGACGGCCCCGACACCAGCATCCCCCGATGCAACCGCCGCGACAGCGAGCGGCCTGCCCCCCGGTGATCCACGCGAGAACAGCGTCGACTACTGGCGGGCCAGGGCGCAAGCCGTCTTCGGCATGTTTCGCCGCGAGCGCGAGCTCACGGCCGACTTGAAGAACAAGGTTCGAGATCTGCAGCTCGAGCGCGAAGTGAAGGCGGCGGCACCGGCCCCCGGGTTCGACCCCGCCAGCATCTTCTCGCCCGAGGCGCGGCAGCAGTACGGCGACGACCAGCTCAGAGACATTGCGGCCCCCGTGCTGCAGCGCGTCGACGAGACCGTCCAAGCCGCCACGAAGCCGCTGCAGGACAGACTGGAAGCCCAGCGCCAAAGCGAGACCGAGCGCAGGTACGAGGCATTCACCGACCAGCTGGTCGCGCTGGTGCCCGACGCGCTCGAGATCGACAAGACGCCCGCGTGGCTGGAGTGGTTGGAAGGCGTCGACGAGCGCAGCGGGTACACCTACCTGCAGATGCTCAAGGCGCACGAAAGCCGCTTCGACGCGCAACGGGTGGCCGGCCTGTTCCAGCAGTTCAAGAACCGGGGCGCGAGCGACTTCGTGGCGCCGCCGGCACCGACCCCGCCCATCGCGGCGGGTGCGACCGGCGGCAACGGGGGCGACGTGCCGCCTGGGTCTCCCGTGTTGGCCTACCCGACCAGCACCGAGATCAAGGACTTCTACAAGCGGTCGGCGCTGGGGAAGGTGAAGGACAAGGAGCGGCAGGAGTTCGAGGCACGGATGCAGGCAAAGCGGCCCGGCTGACGCTGGGCGTAATGCAACCACGCATCTAGGAGCGCATCATGGGCGTCCAACGCGCATCCGGTATCCCCGAGTACGGGCCCGGTGGCACGATCAACTACAACCCCGAGATCTACTCGGGCAAGCTGGTCGAGAAGTTCTACAAGACCACCGTGTTCGGTGAAATCGCCTCGACCGACTACGAGGGCGAGATCGCCGGCATGGGGGCCAACGTCATCATCCGCACCGTGCCGGACGTGACGGTCTCCGACTACGTGATCGGGCAGGGCCTG